CAGCTAGTACTGGATAGTCTTGGTAGTCTAGTAGTTCATCTAATGCTCTCACTAATAGTTCTGCTGGTCGTTTGAATCCTGATGGATCTTTTATGTTACCCCAATTGATAGCAGCAAGTGTACATAATGATATCTCTCCACCTGGATCGTTTATATCTTCTAATGGTTTAGTTGGTAAGTCTATCTCACAACATAGATTAGATTGTCTGATAGGAGCTAAGTCAGCTCTGAATGATCCATGATCGTTTGCATGGTCTACATTCATAAGATATATTCTACCTGTATCCTTTCTCTCTTGCATGAATGATGAGAATAGTTCTATTGCTGGAACCTTTTTCTTTCTGATAGATGTCTTACGTTCTGCTGTCTCGTATAGTTCTTTGAACTTATCCATGTCAGTATAGAAAGGTTCTAATAGTTCTGGTACATCACTAGGAGAGAACAATGTAATGTCTCCTCCTTCGATTAGTCTTTCATAGAATAGTCTATTGAACTGTACTCCATAATCTAAGTGTCTAATCCTATTGTCTTCAGTACCTTTGTTGTTCTTGAGTACAAGTAAGTCCTCAACTTCCATGTGCCATATAGGATAATAAAGAGTAGCAGCACCACCACGTACACCACCTTGTGAACATGACCTAACTGCTGATTGAAAGTGTTTGTAGAATGGAATGACTCCAGTGTGTGTAGCATGACCACCATTAATAGACGACCCAATAGATCGAATGTGTCCTGCTCCGATTCCAATACCTGCTCTCTTTGATACATATTTAACTATTGCTGCTGATGTTGCGTTTATACTATCTAAACTATCACCAGATTCTATTAGTACGCAACTACTAAATTGTCTAACAGAAGTTCTTACTCCTGCCATGACTGGTGTAGGTAATGATATCTCAAATCTTGATACACTATCGTAAAAGTCTTTTACCCATTTCATTCTAGTATCTTTTGGATACCTATGAAATAGAGTAGCACCTATCAACATAAGAGCTACTTGAGGTGTTTCAAATATCTTCTTAGTGTATCTGTCTTGTACTAGATATTTGCCTCTAAACTGTTCCATAGCTGCATAAGTATAGTTCTCATCTCTACTATGGTCTATCCATTTCTCTAACTGTTTCCATTCATCTTCATCATACCAGTCCAGCAACAACTTATCATACATGCCAGCATCAATGTTATGCTTGACTATGTCTATCAGTAGTGGTGGTTCGAACTGACCATATGCTTCTTTACGAAGATGATATGTAATCAGTCTACCTGCTACGAATTGATAGTTTGGAGTCTCTTCTGATATTAGGTCAGCTGCTGCTTTGATAAGTGTCTCTTGTATCTCACTTGTAGTCATACCTTCTGAAAAAGATATATGTGATGTAAGTTCTACTTGAGATGGAGAAACACCTGATACACCTTCACATGAGTAGAATACTACCTTATGAAGTTTCTCTAAATCAAGCGCTTCTTTCTGACCAGTTCTTTTAACTATTGAAATGTCTGACATTGTTCACCTTATACATTAATAAATTGTCTATTCTCTAAATGGATCTGTTCGATTTCCTCTTTTGATTGTCCATGATATGGAGCTGCATGATGCTCCTCTATCATCAGTTGGTTGATGTTAGTCTTGGCAGTGATGTTATGTTCTTCGTTATGCTCTTCTACCCAGAACTCACCTAGTATTCTACCATACTTACCAACACCATCTTTGAATGTTCTTAGTAATGGTGTACCAGCTTCTAGTTTCTCTTGTAAGAATGCTTTGGCTGCTTTACCATACTTCTTCTCTTCTAAGTCTCTAGTTCTACTCTCTGGTGTATCAATACCATATAATCTAACTCTTTCTTTGTGCATCCACACTCCGAACCCTAAATCTATATCAACATCAACTGTGTCTCCGTCAACTACTCTTAATATTTTTACTCTGTATTCGTACATGATTTCCCCTTATAATTTCCACGCAGTGATGGCCAATTTTGCTTTAAGACCTTGGTGTGTATTAGTATCTATAATTTGTTTAATGTCGACAGGATCCATACCATTTACTACCATATCATTGATGTCTTTCTCATGGATATGTCCTGGCCAAACACACACTTTGTATCCTGTATCAACAGCTTTTTGTAGCTGTCCAACCGTACCTGGATTACGTGGCTCGTTATCTAAAATAATTACTACATCTTGATCAGGTAAGTGTCTCTTAATTAGATCAAAGTGCATACTTCCTACGGCAATACCATTAGGTATAAACATACTATCGAATTGCCCTTCTAGTATGTATATTCTTTTTGATATATCTATGTCTTCTAATCCATAAACATACCCACTTTCGTCTCCCCATATCATCTTTAGATATCTCTGAGCTGTAGGAAGTATTGATCGAGCAACAGCACCATAGCATTTACCTTGTCGATTGCACATAGGCATAACAATTCTTGGATCATTACCTTCAAAGCTCTTAGAGAACTTCTCTGGTAACCATTTCTTAGCCCATTCATAACCATTATCTACATAGAATAGCTTGTAATGGATATGCGACGGAATCATTCGTCCAGTGATATACAACTTCGCTGGGTGGTTATGTGATAGTTGTGATATCGATTTGAGCTCTTTGAATGGTTTCTTTCCAATAGCAGGTTCATACTTGCTTGTCACATTAGCACAATCATCAACCGCAGAGGGTAAGCTCTGCTCATTATCTAGTGGTGAATGCACATGTGCATGTTGCTCTTTCAATAACTCAAGTTTGTACTCCTGTAGTAAAGGTGGTGCAAACTCTTTTAGAAAGTTTTCTACAGTCCTTGTAGCATTACAGTTATGGCAAAAGAACTTATACTCTCCACGTCTCTGTAGAAAGTATCCTCTTGCTTTAAACTTATTCTTCTTACTATCACCACAGATTGGACATCTACAATTGAATGCACCATTCTTCTCCTTGAACTGCTCCAAGGTATTGGATAGTAATAGAATATATTTTCGCTGTAACCACTCAGACATAGACGCTATTATACTAGCGTATGTCTTCTAAGTCAACTGTTTATTGCATTAATGATACAGAAATTGATATTAATGAAGCTAGTATCATGGCACCACCCATAACTTGCCATCTCCATTTGTTTATCTCTGCAATCTTTTCTGATAGTCTTGTCTCAGCATCATTCATATCGTCTCTTAGATTAGAGACTCGGTTATGAACTGCATCCATTTGCACAAAATGTCTTTCCATAAGGTTTTCTGTTTGATCTAATCTTTCACCATGTACTGCAAGTATTTGTTTGATATCATTAGAAACGTCCGACAGCTTTTCAATAGCTGTATCTAACTTATCTATAACTTTTATTACATGATCTAGCTCTTGATTATTTGCCATTTGTTTCCTTAAACCTTGGTAGAACCTTTTGTTCTAGCTTTTCTATACGTCCGATTAGTTCTGGGTAAACCTCAAACTCATGTAGTTCTTTACATGGATGTGAGTTCTTTTCTACCTTCTTCAATCTCTTTTCGATTTCAGGATACTTTTCCCAGAACTTTTTCTCTTGAACTATGAGGTCTATACCTAATTTATTTTCGCACCACTTGTCAACCTTTAGTAACCAAGGCTGGAGCCAGCTCAACACTCCTGTTGCAGCTAATCGTACTACGACTACTTTAAGTATATTGATTAGAAAACTAAACAAAAGACCTCCTATTCTTCGGATCTATTTAGCTTTTTTAGGTCTTCCTCTTTTCTTTGGAGCAGCTTTTTTTACTGCCTTTTTCTTAACTGTTTTAGTAACGTATGCTTCATTAACATCAGGTGTAGACTTATCATCAGCTACAAATCTTCCCTTTTTGTTCTTAGCTCTTACGGTAACAGTTTCGTATCCAAAGAAAGATTTTAGATTGTTCCATATAGACATCTTAATCTCCTTTTTTCTCTACAGAAACACCAACACCTTTCTCTCCGTTAGGTAGTGTTACGTCTCTGTAATAAATTACCACTTCACCTAGTTGTTTGATATACCTTTTTAGTTCTTGCATATCTTCTGCCATAACTTTATAGTCTCCTATAGTTGTAGCAACGAATACAACCTCTCCGTTGTTAAGTTCTTTCATGTCATCTAAGAATCTATCTAAGTATGTATAGCCATCTGGCCAGTCTGGATTCTCAGTATCTTCTTTAGCACATGCTTTTGGTCTCTTGTCGTCTATCTTTTTACATGGATTTGTAATGACAGCTTCTGATACTACGTACCAGTTAGGTGCTGTTAGTACTACAGGACGAGGTAGGTCTGGTTGCATAATATCTATTTGTATAGGTTTAGATACTATCTCAACTTGTTTAGTTCCTAGTAAGGAACAACCACTAATCGCTATCGCTAGGATTGGTAAGAT